CAGTCAAAAAGCTGGATTGATTTATACCTTGCTGACCTAACTGTGAATAGGGGTCGAATAGTGCGCTTGCTCGGTTGCTAGATTGCATTTGTGCATTGTTAGCATCTCTAAAGCCTTGCTGCATTATGTCAGCAGAGCCTAAAGCCGCGTTTGATTGAGTGTTGGCAGAGTCTAGAAAGCCTTGAGACTGTAGCTGCGAACCCTCTAGTGCTGCCTCAGTTAGTAGCTCACCAGACTTTTCTGCAGCGTTTACTGCTGTCTTACCTGTTAAGTCACGGACAAATCCCATCGTTAAACCTCAATATATATGTGTCATATAGTTGACCATTCTTTTTATAGTCACCTACATTTTTATCTAAAATTCCGAAGCCAAACAATAACGCAAAATCTAATACGTTTTGGTAAAGGCTAGCTATTTCAGCATATAATGGTTGAGTTCCGCGATGTAGAAGGGATTGTTCACCAAATTTCTGCGCGTATTGCTTTCTGTACTGTGGCAAAACTTGTACATGGCACTTGTTGCCGTCTCTATAGGTATGATACACCATCAGAGCTATAATCTCACCATTTACATAACCACCTATATACCTATGATCATCAAATGGTATTTCAAAAGCATCTATTGCCGGGCAATCGTCACTTGCAATAGTGTCGTATATCTCAGGGTTGCATAATACTGCACGAATATCTTTCTCGCTCGTAATCTGCAAGACAATCATGTGAGTATTTGTCCTGATATTGTAAAGTAAATACTATCTAGAGCTGTGCATTCAATTTGCAGCGTGCTATTAGGCGGCACTACCTGATTGACTAAGCCAATACCTAAATCATTCTCGCCCCATACGACAATCTTATTTTTTATAATAGCTCTTACTGCACTGATGCCGTCGTTAATGTAAACACTATATGCAGCATTAACAGTGCTAGTGTTGCTAGCTGTGAATGAGTCTACACGCGAGCCTGAGCCAGTGATAGGTGATGTGTAAGCAGTCTGTATAGTATCGACTGCACTATTAACAAAGTTATTTACTAATTTAGACATTTACACCGCCGTTACTTGATAAAACCAACCGCGAACTCTGATACTGCTAGATGCTGGCGATGCAAATCTAAACCTTGCGCCGCCAGTCCTTGTTCCATCGTCGCCCATGTATATTCTGGCTAATGCAGTTATAGCGGTATTTGTTCCTGCTGTTTTGTAGTATATGTGTGAAAGAGATAACTCGTAAGGATTGGCACTTGCCTCAGCCAAGCTCATTATCATGTCAACCTCTTGGGCTGCTGCATTGCTAATAAGCAGATCAACTCTAAACTCTACAGTGTCACCTATTTTCAAGCTCGTAAAATCAAATTTGTTAGTGCTAGGATTCCATAAAGCATCTTTAGAGTCTGGGTTGTAGAAAGTTGTCCCCGATCCTATTGCGTCATTAGTTAGGTAAGTATTACTGGCGCTTCCTACGTGAGATATTGGCGTGGTAGCTGTAACTGTATCATTAGCGTCAAACCAATATGTCTTAGTAAATCCAGATATTGAATTAGTGTTAGCTTGTATAGCATTGGCATTTGCTGTAACTAGTAGCGCCTGTGCTGCTATTGCTTCTACGTTAGTTGTAGTGCGTATCAATTCTGCTGCAAGGCCGTTAGTATTTGCTAGTGTCTTGGCTACAGTGTCAGCAACGTTAGTATATAACTCTGATTCGTTAGCGTTTATCTTAGTTGCTGCTGCGAATGGTGTATCACCTTGCTTTGAATTAGCTAGCCCTAAGTTGATTGGTTGTCTAGCCATTATGCTGTCACCTTATCCATTGTAAACATTGTTGTGGTGTCCATAGTGAATCCTGTTGTATCCATTGTAAACTCAGGTAGCCCTGCAATAGCTCTGCTGTTCTGCTGTGCGTAGACATCAAAGAAATTAGGTGTGCCTATATCAAGATTGCCAATTAAGTCAGTAGTGCCTCCTGTGCGGTCATACATTTGACTTAATACTGTTCTTAGCTGGTCAAAAAATGCGACTGCTTCCCGGTCACTTAAGAATGCTTGTGGTATGCGAAGTAGATCTGGTGGGTTTACTGGTCTTGTCATTAGTTGCCTGCCAATCGTAGTTCAATAGTGCCTGAGTAAATAGAATAGTTAACCGGGTCACTTGTGCTTATTCGAAAGATGCGATCATAAAACGAACCAAGGTTATAAAACTCTACTTGTAGTGCAAATTCGCCTAATCTGCCAACTCTAGGCCAAGAGCCATGTCTAAACGTGCGTCCGCCATCGTCAGAATACTCTATCATTATGCGCGGGTTATCACCTTGACCGGACATTAAACCAACGCCCGTCTCCATGATAAATTTAGCTTTTGACATCTGTATGCGCGAACCTTTTGAACCTACTAAATCACCGCTTACACTGTCCGTCACTCGCTCACGCCTAATGCTTACGCCGTTGTTAGTGTACGTGTTTAGGTCAAGTATATAAACGTTGCCGTTTTTTTCATCAGCTACAAATGTCTTGCCGTAGCACTCTATAAAACTGTTGCCTTGATACCTGTCGCTGTTGTTGCCGCTAGATAATTCTGCCCAGCCCAGCTCACCTAAACTTTCGTTTAATATAAAAGTTTTGTTACCAGTGGGGAAAGTAATGCAATAAAAGTTCTTGCCGCTAATTGTGAATGTTGATCCTACCGCGTCACTGTACTTAGAATAGCCTGCAATCTCATTACTAATTGGGTCCGTGCTGACAACTTGCTTAGCACCAGCAGCAGAGCGGTATATTCTTGCATCATCGCCTAACCAATACATAGCATCGTCAGTTCTAACTACTGAGTGTATTGCACCTAAACCCACTTGGAATATCCTGCCTTGCAACTTCTCGATTGGTGGGTTACCTACGCCGCTGTTATACCATGACACAATCGAGCGAACACCAAAGCGATATATTATCTCGTCAAATACAAAATCTCTTACCATATCGTCTGGCTCAGTTTCTTCACCGATAACGTTTAAACCGTTAGCAGTAGCGCCGTCACCTACGTTAGATATTGTGGAGAATCTTGGCTTAGTGTATATAAATTGATTATTAATAAAGTCTACTGATTGAGCGCCTACGATATTTGTATCTGTAACTGTTGTGACGCTATTTGTGTCGGATTGGTACTGATATACGCCAGTGCTAGACACTATAAATAAATTAAACCCATCATCTGCCATAATACAACGGTCAGTGCCGTTAATCGTGCCTCTAAGAGTGTGCAAGCCGAAAGAGTTTATTTCATATAGACTTGCACCCTTAACTTGGAATAATACTTCGGACATTCTGTGGAAGCCCCTATCTATTCCTCCAACCTGTCCTATTTTTAGCAGTCCAGCAAACGGCATTAATACAAACGGTTCTTTAGGTTGCTTTGACGCTTGTGGATACCAGTTTACAGTACGTTGACTAGATAGCGGTCTGCTCCGGCTTTGATATGACGCGCCTGTAATTTGCACAGGTACTTTTTGAAACTTCATGGACGCATACCACCGTCAATTTTAACCGCTGGTGCATTACCATAACGGCCTTGTTTATCGGTTTTATTAGCACCTTTGATGGCATTCATAAACCTAGCCCGGTAAACAGATTGCTGATCAAAGTCCTGCGCGTAAATCATAGCCTCTAGCAATGCGCCATTTAGATACACGCTAGGGTGATCGGTAAGCACATCATTGGTCTGGTTAAGGCTAGTTAAAGCTGGCTCTTTTCTGAAATACTGTAGCTGTATGGTGTATTCACTATCAGGCGTAATGTCAAACTCGATGTTATTGCCGATGATAGTAAAAAAGTTAGGCTTGCCGCTAGCATTGACACTATTTAGAGCTTCGGGTGTGACATATCTTAGCTCGCCGTGGTCCACAGTAAGCCTAGTGCTGCGTGACGCTTCGAAATCAGGCGGTAATGCAATCACCTTGCCGCTTGTCGCTGTAGTGCTGGTAAACTCCATAGAGCGCAATCTAAGAGCTTGCGTGTCATTGTTATACATAGCATCTTCTGCCAGCATAATAAAATCAGGGATTAAGGTTAGCAAGTCCTCACGATGTGACCACAGCACAACCGCTTTTACTAGTTCATCGTAAGTCGTGATAGCCATTGTTAGATTTTTCCTGTCTTAGTGCGTAACCGCGAATAATTAAAGTCGTTAAGCTTAGATATAAAATAATTTTTGTTGTTACTGGATAGCGGATTGGTATCGTGTGCGCCCTTTGCTTTTAGTTCATTGCGCCACTGCTCGACTACAACCATTGGGATGCGTGCAACGTGATGCATATCACCCTTCCAACCTTCCGCTTTCTCATTACGGTTGACATTATTTAAATCTATAACGTCGCTAATGTTCTGCGTGGTCTTGATGTGCGTCTTGCCGTCACGTATCGCTAAATGCTCAGTAATGCCGGTGTACTCGTCTCGATCAAATAGCTTCACAGCTAAACCTCTATAAATTTAGACTTGATAACACCCAATTCCGTAAGCCTTTCAAGCTCATCCGCGTCAGTAACTTCACATATGCTGCCAATATCACAACGCTTAGTATTAATATCAAAGTACACGCGAGTAAACACATCGGCGCGGACTTTTTTCTTCTTCGGTTGCTCTGGCGTTTTAGGTACATGAGACTGTTTGTTCATAATAAATCCTGATAATCTATAAAACACTAGTTTAACTGTTTACGCTAATGTAGGCAAATAAACAGGCTAACACATACAAAAAAGGCCGCAATTTAGCGGCCTCTTATTAATCATCTACTAATTAAGATGTAGACAGACCTGCAATTATACCTGACGCTTTAGCGTTACACGATTCTAGCGTGTACTCAGCGTTAAGTAGTTCGCGGTCAAAGTCACCAGTCTTAGCCAATGGCACAGACGTAATAGGTGACAATTCAGCAAGCTTAAACTTATCAAGCTCAAGTACCAACATTGAACTCTGCACCATATGACGAGCAGGCACGACTTCTAGCGAGCCAAAGTCAGATACATAAACGTCAACAGCTGCAGTGACTCGATTGCTTGAACCGTCAACAGTACGTTGAGCAGGACCACTTGTGCCGCCACCAACAAATTCAGACATTTTCTGCTTGTTAAATGAACCAGCCATAATACAATCAGGGTTACCGCCTGCATCCCAGATGTCAGCCAACACGCCTTTTAACAATGCTTCTGTCAATGGGCGAGCGTTACCAGGTTGCAATACATCAGTACCGTCACCAGTTGGTGCAACACCTGTAGCGCCTAATGATACGTTGGTAGCAAAGAAAGTTTCGATACCTGCACATTGGCGAGCAGTGTTAGTGCCGTTGCCAGCCACTTTAATCTTGTTAGCTAATACTGCAAATTCAATGTCATTTTTTAATTCTTTACCCATCTTCATGATTTGGTAAGTCATTTCGTCAGAGCGTCCAGCACTGTCAATCTGTCGCTGTGTACGAGATACACTAGGCACTTTGCTAGAAATCTGCGTCAAGTTACCTAAGCGAACTGTTGGCGTAATAGTAGTATCTGCTGCAGACGCACCTTCAACCGTTGCATTATTACTAGGAGTAGCTAACGAATCAGTTTGCCACTCGTGATTTACTGCTGTCGCTGTGTTGCGTGTAATAGATGATAAGAATGGTGTCTCAAATGGTGAGATATTCCAAATAGTATCGCTTAAATCTTCACGGTTGCCTACCGCGTCATATGTGCTGAAATCAGCCATTGTAAAACCCTCGTCTAATTAGTTGTTAAGTTGTCGTTTTAACCTAGTCAACTTGACCGCATCATGAACACTACCTGTTTGCTTAAACTTGGCCTCAGCCGCTTTAATCTCAGATTGTATTGTTGTGCTGCCCTGCTGTCTTGGTTTAGTAATTGGCGGCGCTTTACGCACCTTTTTAGCCATCACATCAGCTTTTGATTTACTTGCATTATATTTTGCGGCATCAAGTAAAGCTTTAAAGTGGTGACTCTTAAAACCTGCGACATCGTCTTGTGTAAACCCGTTAGCATCTGCATATGTTGTCATGACCGCAACATCAGCCTTAAACTTATCTGTGGGTTGATCGCCATCAAGCCACCCGTCTTGGGATTTTGCAAAGTTGCCATATTCTTCATCGAAGTTATTACCCTTGCTAGTTGACAAGGCTTTAGACTCTGATAGAAGTTTCTCGCGCTTCTGCTTTTTCTCTACATACTCAATGTACTTATCAGGTTCGTACTCGCGCATTTCCTTCAGGTCCTCGGGGCTTACTGAGTCTTCACCCATCACCGCCTCAAACTCTGCAAGCTTATCGTCAAGCTGCTGCTCCTTCGCTTTGAAAGCCTCTTGTTGGCTCTTAAACTTAGTTACTTCCTCAGCATGTGCTTGAGTCTTGCGCGTATAGTCTGACTGCATCATGTTCCCAGTCTTCCAACTCTTGATAACACTCGCGCTTACTTCTTCACCATCTACATCGTAAAAAAGTTCGTCTGCATCATCTTCGCTAGTAGTCTCGTCTACATCTGCACTTTCTGACCCTTCGGTTTCGACCTCTGCAACTTCTGCTTCGGCTTCTTCCGGCTCTGCATCTTGCGACACATCGACAACATCATTAGATTCTGGTTGCTCAGCGGGTGAGTCAGTCACTTGTGATGATTTAAACTTTGCGGCTGCCTGCTCTACTGACAAACCGCCTTCTGGCATTTCAAACATTTGTTGATTCCCTTGGGTTATTCAACGGTTAAATTACATTCCTCAACGGCTTATCACCCCGAGCTAGTGCTATTGTGGCAATCTTGCCATACTTCACGATATCTATAAATGTCTTTTCAAACTTGTCTAACACTTGTGATTGAGTCCATACATCAAGACGCTCTTTATCACTACCTAACTCTGCGCTGTTAAACTGATTAAACAAGTCGCCTTTAATTTTAATAAACGCCTCTTGGAACAACGGATTATCTAGTAACTCTTTAGCTACTCGGCCGCGATCTTCCTGTGCTTTCATCGTCTGCTTATTATTCATTAACGTACCTCTATGTATTGACACATTATAAACTTTTAGCTAAGGTTGCCATAGATGGGTGATTTACCCATTATTAAGGGGAGTAAATAAATATGCAGGCTTTTACATCAAAAGATAAATCTAATCGCAGCATGAAGAAAAGAGTCAACAAAAGAAGCCGATGCGGATGTGGTTGTAATCTAGCAGCCACACATATGGGCTTAGGCGATGGCGCTGGCATGATGTCAGGCTGTGAATTAACAGTTAGGCGGTGGGTTAGGGACGGTAAATGAATATGAAATGCGAGTTCACAACCATCATACATTCTAAAGGCTGGACTGTATTTGATGCCTGCACACACTGGGGTATAGCTTATGGTGATTGGCGTACTACATGCCGTAATGTTAAAGATAAGCACCGGCAGCAGTTGATTTGCCGTTGTAATGGGTTGGAGGATAGGACATGAAAAGATATATGGTATTTAGTAATTGTGATTACTACCCAGAGGGAGGAATGAATGATTTTATAGCTGATTATGATTCAATACACGATGCGTTACATCAGTCTTTCATTGAGCTACAAAGTAACGACTCTGCCAGTATTTATGACTCACATGATATGTGTGAAGTATTAACGCTAAAGAGTTTTTACAAAGTAGTACCTAAGTTTAGGCTCTACGCTCACCGAACTTTAGTTTTGGAGGATAGGACGTGAAGCAAAAGTTCGGTAAGTTAACGTTTATAAGAGTCTCAGAAGATATGCCAATCAGCATGAGATTTTTTGACTCTGGGTTTAATGGGATTGTTGATGCTACTTATTCGCAGATGTATGGGGGTAACGATGTTAGCAAGTATTTCTTATACAAAATTGAAGGCGGCAAAGTAGTTAACAAAATTGGATGGTACAAAGAAAATCAAATAACAATGCTAGATGATCAAGATAAAGAAAAGGCCGAGCAGATGATTGAAGCCTACAACCTTGGAGGATAAGACGTGATGCTTATTAAATATAGAATTAAAAGGCTAGAGCGCAAGTTAGCTTGTGTGAAACAAGTGATCGCAGTGCTAGAAGAATTAATAAAGCCACCTAGTAAATTTAGGTTGGAAGAAAGACTTTTTACTCATGTTTATCGTGCTGCTGAGATTGAGTACGATATTGCTGTGTTAAAGAGTAAACTATGAAGCAATACATGGTATTTAGTTATGATGATTATGAAGCTCAAGGAGGTATGAGAGATTTTGATTGTGATTATGATTCTATACATGATGCGCTTGATAATGCTTATATCAGATCAAGATATTGTCGTAATGTTAATATTTATGACATTGCGGAAATGAAAGAGGTGCTAGCTATTGTGTGTAGATACTCGAGTGGTGATATTGAAATAAATGTCAATGATGAATTAGTATTAGAGTATAGGCTATGATGTTAATCTACCTATGGAGTAACGGCCTTATAACTAACAAGCGAGCCGTTGAGGTGCTAAAGCAAACGTTTTTAATTTGGCTATTTGCATTTGTATTACCGCTAACTATTTACTTAAATTACTAAACAATAAACCCGCTAGTTAGGCGGGTTATCTTTTACTATGCTGGCTTGTTCTGCTCAAGCTGTGCGTTTAATTGCCTATTAGCTTCAAGCTCTAACTCGGTAAGCTTCATAGCAACCTTATCGTCCTGCTCATCTGCCTTGCGTGTTAACTCTGCCTCAAACTGTCGCTGTTTGGCTTCTAACTCTAACAACTTGACCTGTGCATCACCTTGCGCCCTGATAAGAGTAGCGTTGGCCTTTATTTCCTCAGCCTCTTTAAGCGGGTTTTGCATCATCTGCAATTGCTCTTGTAACTGCAAGACCATAGCGTTAAGTTGCTCGTTTTCAGCTTTTAGCAAGTCGGCAGGTTCTTCTGGGTTATTAAATAACTCGTCTACTCTTGGTAATCCTAAACCGTCAGTGATTCGCTTAAGTGTATTGTAAACACCTACATCGTCAACCATGATAGAGCCTTGAGCTTTAAGTTGTGTTTGTATCTGATAGATACCCTGCAACGCTCCGACTAATGCCTCGTTATTACCAGCCCCTAAGCCTACCTGTGTTTCTACATGGTGGTTATACTTCCATTTTGCCGGATTAACTTTCATCGCCTTGCCAAGCACAGTAAATTCCAACTCTGTATCTTGATAGCGTGAGGCAATCCAAGCTATACCCTCGAATAAGTCCCGATAACCTGTCTCAGCATATGTTCTAGCAATAAGCTCAATCTTAGCTGACCCTGCTTTTTCTACACCGTCGAACCTGGTAGCCGTCTCTTTAGCTATTGAGTCAGCGTCTAAACCTTGGCTAGACATCATCGCGCCAGTTGTATTGGCTCTTGATTGATCTAAGTATTGTATTACCTGTAGTGTTTTATCACCAGTGTATTGAGTCGTTAGCGGGAAGACTGCGTTTTGTGGTAAGACCTGTGTATCATCATCTAATCTAATGATACCGTTTTGTCGCATGGTAAGCATGTCGTCAAGGTCAACGTCAGGATGTACAACGTTACGTGGTGCGTTAGCCTGATAGATGTTATCTAGTAAGCCGCGCTTTAAGGCAGTCTTCTCCAGCTGCGTCTGATAGGTTACCTCTGCACGACTACGACCAATGGCTTTATGTGGAACCGGGATGGCTGACAGCATTGCATAAGGTCTGTGATTAAAGTAATCGTTAATTAATACAACATTACCGCTTATCATAATGTGTCGGCTTTCTGCTATACCGTCACCGTCAAAGTCAATCTTTGCGTACAAGTCAAATATTTGCACCTTCTCGGTTGCATAGCCTTTGATTGATATGTTGCCAGCGTCGCCGTCTTGATCATCATTACGTATTTGATTAATAGTAGAGTCACGGTCGTCATTTGCATGTGATGGCAGAGACGCAACCATAGCTTTTGAGAAACCTTGGCCTAACAAGTCGCTTCGAGTCGGATACGATACATCACCGATAATGTCAGCAGTGTGCTTACTTGTAGCGTTTTTAGTAATCAGGAATGATTCTGATGGGATGTTAATTATGCTTATGCTTTTCTTGACGCGGGTAACCCTAAACTTTACGTCAAAGACTTGCAAGTCTACGTCTTCCTCTTGCTCTGAGATGTCAACTTTGTCAACATCAGCACCGCGTAAGCTTTCGATTATCTCGAGTATTTCTTCTTGGTCAACGCCTTTAAACTCTACTTCTTCTACGTCGGTTGACTCATCATAAAAGTATTTTACGACACCACACTTTTGTATCTCAGCATCTTTAAGCCAGTCGATTTGTGTTTTGTATGACTCAGGCTGGTTACGTACAACCCAGTTTACAAACTTAGTTTTATCCTCTGCCTCTTGCAACTCTGATAGGTTATCAGTGTTAGCAGTAAATGACATTATATCGCCACTACCTAAGAACACTCTGGCTAGGCTAGGCATATCAGATTCGACTACATCAAACACATCAGTTGACACTACACTGGATTGGTCAGGCGTGGCCTTAAACTCAAAGTTCTTTTGCCCTAAGTAAGCTGATAAATATTTCTCATTCTCTCGCATGAACTCGCCAGTGTAAGTAGCAGCGTCTTCTTTTGCCTGCATGATTACGCTAACTAATTCACTCTCTGTCATCTTTGCCATGCGGATAATTCCTATGTTCTTTTTTGTGTATTATAATGATTTAAACTCTTCACTACAAATTGGTATTTATGCGTAAACTTCGTGACTTTAAATGTACACTAACTCACAAGCTTATCGAGCGATTGGCCTATGATAACACAAACATAGTCACATGCTTATGTGGTAACGGCGCATTGGAACAAGTGTCAGCGCCTAAGTGTTTTAGTAATACAGTTGGTCGCAGTCCGTCAGCTAAGTAATCGGGCTATTCTTATAGACTAACTTACGCTTAACTTTGTCATTCCTTACGGGTTCTGCAAAAGTCAATGCGGCGGCATCGCCGTAATCTGGACTGAACCCGTACTTTTCTTTTATTCTCTCTTTTCGCCATAATACCCGCCTATCTTTACTGTCGTAACTAAAAGGGCTTGCACATAAGTCGGCTTGCATTTCATCATCATCTGGTATTTGCACTGGTAGCGACTCATCTACTAGCCAGTCAGACAATTCTTGCCATATCTCATTTCTTTTATTCGTGTACTTTTCTGGATTTAGTGGAGTCGAACCAAAGTGGACGGACTTTACCCTCCCTTTGTAGCCTATCTCATGCAATCTATCAACTAAGTCAGCACCAGAGCCATAGTCTATAAACATCATGTCAGGCACTTTGCCTGTAGTCTCGTCAATGTTATCTAGTATCTTGACACATATAGCAACGTTTTTACCTAGCTTATCGCACTGGTCACCCTTGTAAGCTTCCATCCCAAACATTAGTCGACCATGACGTTTAACTATTGCAAACCTGTCGCCGCCTCTTGATGGGTCAACACCTACAACATATGGGCCTGAGCCTATAACTTTCTCGCGCCTTGCTCTTATGCAATCGTTAGATGTTACTAAGCCATCACCGCCAGATACTTGGAACGCTTCTGCGGCATTCATGGGGTATTCTTGCTTAAATGCTTTCTCGCCGTCTACACCGTCAGTTGTTAGCTCGACTATCTTTATCCTACGCCAGTACATTTGCTCTGTATCTAGGTCGTAGTAGTTAGCAATCGTTTCCTCGTCTGCATCTAATGCAAAACCTTCGGGGATTGTCTTTCTATACTCGCCCTGCCAATACCAGGGCACGAATATAGCGATAAATTCTGATAAGCCTTTTTCGGCTGCTTTCCACTGTTGATGAAAGAAGTTGCCAACACCGTTAGCAGTGCTTTCCCAGATTACTTCTGTACCTGGTGCATCTGGTACTGCTTGCATTATGCCTTTAGTGTGTTCGCTGGCATTCATCCAAAACGCGACTTCTGACCCATGAAAGTATTGCAGGGTTTGGCCTCGACCAACCGCTTTGTTCCCTGCTGTGCCTATTTTGTAACCTGAGTCTATACCACTAAAATGTAATTCTTTTGCGTTGGCTGTGCCTGCAACTGGTTTAACAAACGTAGGTAGATTGTCATAGTATCGTTCAGTCATTTCAAACAGTGCGTTAGTAGACTCGCCATCATGTGTCAGTATGAAAGCCCTGACGCCTTTATTGTGTGTAACCTTGTGAATGAAGCGACCACCTACATAAGTGCTTGCGCCTTGCTGTCTGCCTTTTAGAATGATGGCCCTAACTTTGCCCATCTCTAAGATTTGTTTTTCTAGTCTGTCGTGGATATATTCTTGTGCGGAATTAAGGATGAAGGATTGTAAGCCCTCGCCCTTGGTTCTAATTTGCAAACAATTCCTAGCGTAGAAGCTGAAATCATTCTTTAACTGCAGTCGTTTATCACTCAAGAGAGTCTAGCCATTGCTCTTGTGTTATCTCCACTGTAGCAGTAACAACCTTTGACCCTTCTTTGCGATCAATAACCTTGTGTGCTGTGTTTATATCATCATCGTCAAGGGCGCTATTTATAACGCGTCTAGCCTTCATTGCAGGCTGATTCTTAAGTGTCTCTTTTCGCTCCGAGAACTCAGGATGCTTATCACAATATTCATACAATGATGATTTACTTATGTCGGCAAAGCAGCACGCTTCTAAGTCTGTACAGCCCCACGTGAAAGCGAGCTCAAGTTTTAGGATTACATCTGGCGTCATTACTGTAGGCCGACCGCCTTTATTCTTTTTCATTTTAGTCATTCCTCTAAGGTTTTTGACCGGGTTAATTTACGACGTAGCTTGTGCAAACGTCCAGCTTGTTATTGATACAGTGTCACCACTTGTGATACTTGAATTATTAATTGTAAGCTCAGACCCTACTGTACCGTTTCTAGATGCAGCACCGCCCGAAGTCTTTGCAACATAATGTCCGGCTGTACCAGTTGCGCCTGCAGTTACATCGCTTATTGCGTTTGCTGTGCTTGTGCCACTTGAAGCTGAACCAAATGCTGTACCTGCTACCGTGAAAGTTGCCAATACATTACCAGTTGGTGCGCTATCTATAGCACCCGCTGAACCTGTGCGTATTTCAACTGTGCCGCCGTTAATTTGTGTGTTTACTGCATCTATTGAGGCATTACGCCCTGCTACTGCTAACTGTCCCATAATATTATCCTGTAGGTTATCTATCTTTCCAGATTGTACTTGATTGTGATGAATCAGTCCAAACAGTTGTGGGTTGGCTTCTATCTGTCCAGCTTGACGGGATAGACATTAATACTGAGTCTACAAAACTTGGTCCTGTCTCGCCTATACTAAAGCTTACAGATGATATTACATTTATGCTTACTGAGTCTACAAAGCTCGGTCCTGTTGATGTTATGCTTGCGCTAATTTGCTGCGTTAAGCTTGCAGCTATTGCATCAGTAAACGCTGGTCCTGACTCTGAAATAGATGCAGTAGTTATACCTGGTGCAGTGACTGTTATAGACATTGCATCTGTAAAGCTAGGGCCAGCACCTGCAATTGAAGATGTTATGTTAGATATTACTGTGCTTGTAACTGAGTCAGTAAATGCTGAGCCTGACTCTGAAATTGATACTGTTATGCCGCCGCTAACGTTATCATCTGCTTCAAAATCGTAAAACCTAGCATTACCATTTGTGTATTTTACATGCCCTACACCGGCTAAATCTCCACTGGTTATTGATGTGTCAGTTACAAATATCTGTGTTACTCCGTCAACCTTTAGCTTTATTGAACTACCAATTACTTCAATTTTCAGCTCGTAAGTTGTCGAGACACTGAAGTTCGGATTAGTACTTGCAATCTCGGTCGCGTTCCCTGATATAACTTTAAATAACTTGACGCTGCCAGAACTGTCGCCGGGTCTGAAGTTAAAGTTATAATATGTATTGCTTGCTGGTGTATATCTGCCCTTTAATTCTATCCTGTTGTCTGACCCGCCGGCGTTAAAGTTGGCGGTTATAAGCTGGTCCGATGCCCCGCAATCTATATGTGATTCATCACCACCACCACTGAATTTTATTGCACCAGAGCCGTCAAGTTCAACACTATTAGAAGAGCCGTCTGTCCAACCTCCGCCTACTACGTCTGTGTTAGGCGTGTGGTCTTGCAGGTCAGTGCCATTTGCCCCTGTAAATGTATCAAAGACTTTAATTGTCATAATGAGTCACAGTGTTGGTAGTTTTTGGGTTTTGAACTTTTAACAGTTGTAGCGTGACGTGTTTCATTACATCCCTTAGAGTGCTTTTTTCTGTTAAATCACCTATTGTCAGACCAAAGCTAGCCATTTTATCTTTTAAATCTTCTCGGTTTGTAAGAGGTAATATTGAGTCGTCAAGAGATAACCCGGCTGTATCAAAATATGTTATAGATCCATCCTGCATAGCTATTTGATGCTGATGTTGACTTATATCTACGCATTCGACCATCATATAACCAGATAGTAGGTCAGGTGCTCTAGCGTCTACGGCTCTATAAGAAGATGTGTAGTGAGATATTGAGGGGCGCATAGGGTCGTCAATAGAGCCTATGCCTATGACTGGGCAAAAATAAAACTTCACGCTATAAACCCCAATCAATTAATATGACTACAGTTTACAGCGTTTACCCTTATACTTCTACTAAATCAATAGATAACCCATCTACTAGGTTAAAGTTACCGCCTCTTGACTTAACATACTCCTTTAGCTGCTGTATTGCGTTAAACGTACCAGTGCTGTGTAATGTCTGCATTGAATATGATTGTCCGTCTATGTGACAACTGCAATTGTATTCATTCATGTGCCTCTCCTTTGCTTTTACCTTCGGCATTTATGCCAGTAATTTGATAAGTATGTTGAGCCATAGATTCAATGTCAACACTGTAACCCATGGTTACATTACCCAAAGCATTGTTGTATATAAGTCCTGACAGCTCTTTAACCTGCCCGTCAAGCACTGCAATTTTATCTGCTTGCTCTATGATAGTTGAGTTAAGTTTATCGATCTTACTGTCCTGATTTAAAATAAAATCAAGTAGCTCATCCGTGGTCTTCATATCTCCCCCATTATGCGTATAAACTCGTTTGCAGTTTTAAACCTGATTAGACTAACCATTGCACCTTTGTAAAATATTTTTACAGTTTCACAGCAGTCATTAGTTAGCTCAAAGTAGTCATAAAATATGCTTGTATCTTCGAGCAATAGAATCTGAATATCGCTTCCGTATGTTAGCATTACCATCATTTTATCTCCTTGTTGTGGTTGTAGCGAATTACGTTAGCACTTAGACCGTATCTGTGACACATGTTAGCCAGTGTGATGTGGCGTATGTTTAGAAATTCAGCCATGACCCTAATGGGGACTTTGTTTTTCATGCCGTGAACCAAGAAGTCAAAATGCTTGTCAAAAAACTCGCGGCCGTATTTTTTTCTGCTCACTTGTCTAGCTCCTTTAATAAAAAGTCTGCTGCTGCTACTGCGTCAATAGCCATACCTTCAAGCTTACTTGCTCTTGGTGCATCATAGTTAGAGTTTGCAAGTATGCCTTGCAGTGCTAACCCTGCTAAATGGTCGCGCTTAGTTAAATTCAAGTCATCCTGATCTATATTAGTCATGATGTTAGCCCACACATATACTTAAAATATTCAGTCTTATCCGTCCCAAACAACTTAGCTAACTCAATAAACTTCGCCTGCTCTGTCGGTGTAAGTTTGGCGTTGAATCGCTCGGTTGCTTTCTCTGTGTCTTTCTTCATTTTATCTATCCACCTTGTTAATTAAATTATCTATGCAGTACATAACTAAGTGCGGTCCCCACATTAGAGATTCTTGGGCATCATCTTTAAAAATAGACACAAATAATCCTATCAATAAATATAATGTTGCGCTTAATATGATCATATGTTTATTCCTTACTGTTAGTGGTTAGCCCCGAAGGGCGGTTAAATTAAATGCCTGAACTCGTGCTGTAAATACCGTTACGCTTTGGCATTGGGCAAGAATATCGGCAAGGAATGCCTAAAGACTTGCTGTAAACTTCCATTTTTGCCCTAGCCTTAACATCGTTAGTGGCGGCGAAAGTCTTAGTAACACCCAAGCTGTCGTCACTTGTGCCAAATAATGCGATGTACTTTATTGATTTAGTCATGTTATTTCTCGTTAGTTGCTTGTTGGTATGTACAGACTATAGCAAGCAACTAATGGTATGTACAATACTTATTTTAATTTATTTTTATGGCGCTCAATATTAGCACTGACATTGTGGTACCGCATTGCATTGGCTAGGGCTGACATCGTACAGCCAAAAGCGTCTGCTACTTGCTGTAGTGTCATAGTTAGCACGAGTATTTTTACTTGGCTCATACGCTCAACCCATACATGTCTATAATTTACAGGTGCGGTTAGTGACTGGCCTTTCCGGTTTCTCTGGTACTTTGTGAAGCGTGTCATTATTAATCTTCCTTACTTTAAAATTTAACTCGTCTATTAATATTCAAAACCTGCCCACCAAACATATTTATGACTCTAACTATCATTACATCTATGTCACGCTCCGCAAACATATATTCAAAACCTTGATCTGTATCCCATTCAATAAAATAGAACAAGTCACCCTTGCCTTGTATTGCATATCCCCCTGCTGTGTCACCTCCAAAGTAATAAGATAAATGTAAGAACTTGCGACCCCTAACCCAATTACTTTTTGCAACGCTACCCCTGATGGCATCAGGAAATATATTTGATAATTCTAATTTTATTTCTTCAATATCTTTTACATAAATCATTATTTATTCATCCTTAGTTTATTTCTGTGTCTCTCGACGTTTGCGCTAACTTCGTGATTAGCCATGTTTACAGATAGATTGTTACTGCTTGTATTGTAATGCTCTGCTATGTCTTTAAGGCCCATATGTAAGACTAGTATTTTTATGTGCGGCATCCTGGCTGCCCATACGTTGCGATATTTGTTAGGTAGATTCACATCAATACCTTTAGCGCTTCTATATGACATGCTGCTGTAACTCATCGCTTACCCCCTATGTTTGTACTCCATAACCCATCTTTAGAGCCTGAGCTTGATTGTGCTTCGACTGGTGGCGTTTTCACATGCTGTTTTAGATTGGCTAGTCTACTATCAATCTTAGGCGCATATGTTTTATCAGTGATTAGCCCAGCGTTAACGTATTTAGCAATTCTAGCTTGCATGTCTGCATCGGTTGATTGCTTGACCTCCTGCTTGGTTGCCTTGAACGTCATTATCTTGTTAGCCCACATAGCCGCTTTTAGGTTTAACCCTTCGGTTACGTCTTGCTCTGCTGTGATGTTGTGAGTCATGGTGAGTTCCACCCTTGCATTCCTCCTGTAATTGCCATGTATGCGGCAAACTTGTCGCTTACTTTTTTTGAGACTTTTGGCTTAGGTAATGCGGCTAACTCTGCCCTCTCTTTGTCGCGTCTAATGCGATTGCTGTTAAATTCAATAGCATCTAACTTTTTCTTTGCTGAGTTTCCCATTATTTATTCACCTTTATATTTTGTGGCCTGTCACCAGGTAGGTATTTATTAATTAGCTCTTGTGTTTTATCACACCA